TTAGTCCGTTACATACATCTGGTTTGTTCATTTTTTGTGGAAATTCTTGATTAAATTCAACTATACATTCTGGGGGTATATCGGGGGATTCGGAGAGAAGCCTATCGTACTCATCTTTACACTTATTGACGAAATCCAAAACAGGCGCCCTATCTTCTCTATCTAGAGAAAGTTCTAAATCAATACTTCTATAAAACTTTGCATATTGAATACACATGAGAGAATGTGATTCGGAAAGTTTTTGACTTTGACTAAATTTAGCGACAGATGTGAGAATACCACTAATAATATTGAGAGTTGCGAAGAAATATTGTAAAAGAAGAATCATTAACATTTTATCTGCTTTTGGTTCATCTGGGCTTAGTACAGCAAACCCCCCAACCCCTGTTATGCTTGATATGATAATACTTGGTAATGTCAGTCTGTTTGATATTTTTTTTAATCTGATACGGGCATTATTGTGTAGCCACCTGTATCCAGCTGCTCTTTCAGCCCATTTATATACGAGAGCTTCCTGTTTTGAACACCACTCAGGTTTTTTATCGCTCATATCATAATTAAAGAAATTAAAAATAACATTTAATACTAGAGTATGTGTGACGTGTATGGTCCCTCTACAGCGGGTGTGATAGCACTTAATGCCATTGGAGGACAAGATGTTCATTTGGTTGAAGAAAAAATTGAAAAATCACTCTTCAACTACGAAGAAGTAAGACACACAGATTATACCCGTTTTTATAGAATTACGAAAGTAGATAACAAAACAAAACAAGAGTTATGGCCTTTTGGTAAGGAGGGTAATGTAGTAAAAGTCACATTAAATCCTCAGTCAATGGGTGATTTACTTGCTAATATGTATTTATCAGTGGAACTCCCTCCGTGTATATATAGTAGGTATGTTGGGAACAATTTATTCAAATCAATTGCTTTTAAAGTAGATGGTTTAGAGGTTGAAAGAATATATGACGATTGGCAGGTTATTTATAATGAGATGTATTTAGAAACAAGTGAAAAATCGGCAAATGATTATTTGTTAAACAGGATGATGAACCCAGTCTCTAAAGACCGCGATGATGAAATTGCACTGAAAAATGCAGACGGTGCTCTTTCAACTGTGACAACTTTGATTCCATTACGATTTTTCTTTTCAAGAAAGTACGCTAAATCAGAATACGACGTGAATAAACCTAATCGTCCATATCTTCCATTGTGTGCAATGTATAAACAAAAGATCATCCTTGAAATTGAATTTAACCCAGTTTGGTTTTTTGCCAAACCTAAAAACTCATTTGCTAAATCCGAACCAAAGTTTATAGGGGGTAAAAATGATTTTGAAATGCCAACCCTCGATGATTTTAAAATTATAACTGAGGAAATTACACTTTCACCATTTGATCGTGCTTATTATTTGAAAGAAAAATATGATTTACTTGCAAATTTAGTTTTCAAAAATCCAACTATTGAAACAAATATAAATGATCCAAATATAAGAACTAATTTAGTTCCCAACATCCCAGTTAAATGTTTACATTGGTTTTTACGAAAAAAAGTATATGAATACAAATTACCCATTGAAATGAGTTCTGGTGACCCAGACTTTATTAGAAGATATACCGAACTTTATGTAAGAGATGGTGTTAATTTAATTGATAGTCGTTTTAGATTTGAAAGAATTAAAGAGGCTAAAATATATTTAAATGGGTTGGATCTTCCAAATGTATCTGTTGCTGATCATAAATACTATAAATATTACATTCCTTTACAAGCACGATTAACATGTCCCGATAAAAACATTTACACTTACTCTTTTTCAATGACACCAATGAATGCTGATCCAACGGGTAATTTAGACTTTTCAAATTTCAATTCGGACAAGACATTCTTAGATGTTAAAATGTTTGGTGGAACATATTCATTAGATGGATACTATACTTCAAATATTTCAAGGTTAGACGAAACTTACAATTTGTATGTTTATTACACTGGTTTAAAGATGTTTAGCTTTGAAGATGGTTTTATGAGTGAAACAAGATAAACAATTAAATTGCTTTACATTAAAGATGATGAGAACAGGGTTCGATATGACAGGTCAAAACGACAACCGTGGGGGTGATATTATACAGGGTATGATTAACATTATCCAACCAATTTTTGAACAAGGAATAGTGTTGGCTGCAGAGTATTCTAAAGCTTGTGGTCGGGATGTTATGTTAGATCAAGACATTGAATATGCAATGAGATATTGTATAATGCACCGTGTTGGACAACACAGTGGTTCAATTTTTGGTGAAGAAAACACTTTAAATCTAGAAGAGGGTATGGAAATTGAAGAAGATGAAGATGATGAGATTGAAATAGTCCCAGTTGATGAATTGCCAGCTTTCACTAGATACACGGGAAACAATTCTCAGATTATTCGTATTAACCAAGCATATGATGAATGGAACAATTGGAAACCCGAAAGTCCCGCTCAGGAGATATTAAAAAATGCGTTAGATAATAATGAGTTCGAAATCCGAGATACCTCAACCTGAAGGGTGGAACCTGACAATCAATAAGGACTTTAAATATATAGATGAAGACACTGAGAGTGAGTGTAGTGAGTATTCATTTATAGATGATTTTGTCCCCCCTATTCAGAAGAAGAAAAATTTCAAGAGTGTGATGACTAAGGAAGAATTTCTTCCAGAATAATTATCTTTGTAATTAATATAAAATGTCTGCCGTGTCTACCACCGCGCAAGAAGTTGTTAAGACCGTTGCCTCAGAACTCGAAGTCCAATCCCTCAACGCCGTTGTTGGTGGTTTCGCGTTCGCCGCCGCTCTCTCTTGGATGGACCTTGTTCGATTCCTCGTTCAAGCGATTGTCCGTGTGAAGAGCAACGGTGGTGCCCACTACGCCTTGACTGCGCTACTCACCACAGTGCTTTCAATCGTGGTGTTCTTGGTTGTCCGCACACTCAACAAGGACATCAAGCGTCCAACTCAACCAATCTACGCGGTTACTCGCTAAGTGGTGTTTTGGGTCTAGTTACATAAATAGCAAATATACCAAATATAACAATGATGGCAATGGCAATATACACTTTGTATTTATGCCAATCCCATCTATCAACATCATCAAATTCTGGGATGCTGATTGGTGGAGGTAAAGAAACATCTCTCTTTACTTTTGAAATAATCTTTTCGCGAGAACATTTTATTTTGAATTTGAGACTATAATTTGAATTTCTAAAATCATATGGAACAAGTTTTCCACCACTTGAATAGAAAAACTCAAGTCTTAAATTTTGTAGGGTGCTTTGGACACCCGAATTAAAATCATACTCAACCAAATCATCTGAGTTTATAAATTTAGAGGATTCTCCTTGTTGTAAATGAATTTTACCTGTATAATGTGGATTATTGTAATAAATATCTTTTGAATAAACATCTGAACCACAAGTAAATCTCAACAATACTGCATTTGGACCACTTAAATTTATAGCACCAGATTCAATTGTATTTGCACTAGAAGAAACATCTGAGGCTGAGAAACCCAAAACTTCATGTGGTGTTGTTAATGCATTATTTATATCTGAACCATTTGTTCCTGATTTAAATTTAAAAGTAAATGCAGAAGAACCAGTAAATGTAAGAGAATTTGTATTACTACTGTAAATTACATTTGACACTGGAGTTGCAGATAATGCAGTTTTCAGATCAGAAGCTAGGGTAGTTCCATCTGTATAATTCTTTTCATCAAGGGTTATTGTTGTTCCATTGACATCGAATTGTTTATTTGTTTCACAAATAGTCAGTTGAGGTGTTGGAATGTTTCCTGAAATAAGTGTAATTTTTGAAACATCATATATTTCATTTTCCAAATATATTTCCAAGTTTGATACATCTGGAAATAGATTTGTATTTCTATCACCACTATCTATGTCTAAGATGTAGTCACTCATTAAAATTTAGGGATATAATTTTAATGAATGATTTAATGTAATGTATTTGTAATTTCAATTTACTTGTAAAGGGTATGGGCAAGTGGGTTGTCCGCGAGTTGTCTTTGGGCGATCCCAAGGTCAAGGCGTGGGTTCTTATTACCCTTGTATGGGTTGAGTTGTTGATATTTAGGTTTGACATATTGTTGAGTCCAACCACCACTGACACCCCCAGTTCTACCGTCCATACGGGTATTATCGGAGCGTACAGCTGTAACCATACCATAGGCTTGGAGTGGGTTGCCACGAACATTCATACGACCAGAGTTGGGTTTGCGGTATTCAGCATTGGCACGGCGCTCACTGAGACGAAGACCGTATTGAGCAAGTTCTTCTGGTGTTCTAATTTTGTTACCTGCAGCCTCAACAAGTTTAGAGTTTTCATAAGCACCATAGAAGCTTGTAATACCTGGTTGAATATTATCCATAAATTTGTATTGACCATCGGCAACATCTGATTTGTTTCGGGTTGGACCTTGGGCAACTGTACCGTGGGGAACAAGTCTTTTGGCTGAAGCAAACTCCAAACCATCTGTTCTTGTCCCTGTTTGAGAACGATTTGTTGTTCTTTTTGTTTTTTCGTGTTCTTGTCTGACGGCAACACCATTGAGAGAGCCACCTTGTCCCTGACCACGACCAAACACAGGTGGACGTCTTTCTGGAAGGAAGGAGGTTTTCTCTGGTTTGTTGTGACCAAGTTCTGGTGTAAGCTGACCTCTCCCGCCTGAGACATCTCTGGCTGGACCAGAGCGACCTGGAAGGGTTGTGAGACGGTAGGCACCAACATTTTCTGGCATAGCACGAAACATTTGTTGGAAACCACCAACAGCTGGAACTGAAGAATCGACACCTAAACCTGGACCAACTTTTTGTTGTGGGACAGGGGAAAGGTTATTGTGAACCTGTAAATCAGATACAAAACGGTCTTTCATATCCATAACTTCACTACCGCTACTTCTTTCTTGTTTAGCAACGTCGGCGAAAACTGGCATTTCTTCGCCACTTACGAGGGCTCTTTCTTCACTGTTTATTGTAAAATCAGTGTTGAGATTAGCTTCAGTTTCAGGTTGTGAATATTGAACGGTTTCAACAGGGGCAGTAGAAACTGGTGTTCCTGTAACTACTGGTCGTCTATTGTTGACGGGTTGTTCAGACAATTTTTTACCTGTATAAACTAATCCCAATAACGCCAAAACGGAGACTGGATCTGCCATTTATTAGTTGTTGATATTTTTATTATATCGCATATCAAACAAGTCATTCTGGAGTTCCGCTCGGGAGCTTCGGGGTTCATATAAACTGGGAAGAGGAGGAGTTGGCATTGAGTTGTCAATTGGGAAAATTTGTTTTTCATAATTGTTTGTGACAATTTTACCAAAACGAGTGGTAGATTGTGGACGAAGTTCATCGCTCACATCAATGTAGGCGGCTGGGGAACCCTTACCAGCCATAAAAGGGGCTGTGCCATACAACATTGTGTTTGGACGGGAGCTGTAATCACCATAGTTCTTGCTAGTTGATTCTGGGTAAGTGAAAACAGTTTCTGTAGCTCCCCTGGTTGGGACGGCATTGTCTTCAAGACGTTGCATGTCAGGTTGCAACTGAAATGACATTATTACTATTTACTAAGATTTAATTACGCTTATTACCAGCCCAATCCAAACCTCGGAATTGTTCAAGTTGAGCACCCCGAGCATCTGGGCTACACACGGTACCATCACTCTTACACATGGGTCTAAATTTTGGTCCATACAACCATTCGGCGAAACCTGTTTGGTCACCTGGGATTGTTGTCACGGGGGAGGGAACAAATTGTCTTGCCGCGGCAGCCCTCTGCTGAGCTGGAAGTGGGGATCTTGAACGACCAGCGTCAAAAGGCAATGTGTCATCCAATGCTTGTTTAATCAATGGTGAAACACTTTCCGCATAACAAGCAGGTGGTCTGTTAGGGTTGGCATAGTCAGACATCAACACATTACCCATGGGGTTGTCATAGGTTGGGAGCTGACAGTTCCCACGTGCTTGGTCGTCTGAGTTAGTTGGTCTAATCAAGTTTTCTTTTATCATTTTTGACTTATACATTATATAGAGGATAGCAAGCATCATAATTCCCAATACAAAAATTCTAATATCTCGTCTAAGTAAATATATCAAGCATACCGCATACACAATAAATCGTGATGTGGCATTCACTCGTTGTTCTGATGTCTGAGAGGCAGTAGGCCAAAAGCTGAGAACTCTATTGACATCAAAAAATATAGCTGGATTATCAAACCAAGTTTGTTCTTGGGGTGGAACCTCCATTTATTATATTATAGTTATTTATTTTTTCATCATTCCACCAAACAAACTCCCCATACTTTTTACCATTTGTTCCAAGGTTTCTGGGTCAATGTCATTCATCATCTTCTTGATGTCATCTCCATTGACTTGGTTCATCATTTGTGAAATATCACCAGTGTCTAGACCACCCAACATATTGGTTACATCTGGGCTAGACATCATTTTAGACACATCGCCAGCCTGTAAATTCTTGACAGCATTCATCATATCACCAGCTTGGTTTCCAACCTCGGTGCAAATTTTAAATGCCATTTCATGAAGACACAAAAGGTATTCCCAAACAGCCTTTTGGGTTCCTGACTTCGCACTACCCCAAAGGGAATCAATTTTAATATGTTTCAACACCTCGATCTTTGAGATGTCCTCAAGAATAAAGCTTTCGTCTTTGTTTTTAATCTTATCGATATAAGGCGAAAGTCCTGCAAAATACAACTCCACGAGCTTGCGGGGGTTTGTATCACGGAGAAGTTCAAAACTGGTTTCGAATTGCTTAAGACCTGCAACCTTTTCTGGGAATGCAAGTTTAAGCTTTCCGATGAACTCTTCCATCACAAGAATAAAACCATTAACAGAGACGGAAGCCATTTTTTATACATATATATTACTCAAAATCTTTAAGTCTAGAATGGCTCTGTAGAAATCATTTCACGCTGAGATATACCTTGATCTATAATAAAGTATACCATAGCAGCATTAAGAGCAGCTGGCTTGAGGTAAGCATTTAGCTCTTTTTTGGGTTCATTATTAAGTTGTTCCTTGATGTAGAGGTAGGCAACTGTCATACCCGCGGCAACCATGGCGGCGCCCATTGGGTCTCGGAGTGTCTCACTCAATTCCATTTATATATATTGGGGTTTTTTTGTGCGAGCGTCGGGGGCATCATCGAACAAACTATCATCCCCATCATCTTCTTCTGGGGTGTCACTGGTTGGAATTGTTTTAACACCAACCTCAGTTTCAAATGGAACACCTGAGGGATCTGACTCAACTTCAGGAGTTTCTTCCTCATCTCTAATCTCCTCTGGGGCATCAACTGGGGCACCATTAGGGTATTCATCCAATGGTGGTGGAGATGGAATACCTCCATCCTCTCCGCTTTCAACTTCTCCCTCACCTTCTTGTTTTTCTTCACCATAGCTTTGTTCCAAGTCATCATCATCCACTGGTTCGCTTTCCTCAACATCCAATTCATTTCCACCACTTTCTTGGGGTGTCATATAAGTTGAGAGGATTTCTTGAACTGGGATACTTTGTTTAATTGTATCCAAAATAATTTTTCTAAAACGCTGGTCCAATTGCTTGTTTCTCTCATATTCAGATTGACTTGTTGTAAATACATATGGGTCATCATACAAATCTTTAGCAGCGTTGTTATAAACGGTCTGAATAAACACATCGTTTGTTGGAAGTTTTAGGGACAATTTTCTGTTACCTGATTGAATACGAACAGCTGACAAAATCTTAACATTACTCACCAAAACAGCAGCCAAAAGCTCACTGAATGAAGAATAAGTTCCTTCAATTTCAGATGCTCTTGTGCGAGACATTGTATTAGACCAACTTGGAACTTCCTTCAACAAACTTTGGAACATCTGAAGAACCTTTCGTCCTTTAGACATTCGTTGGGATTCCATAAACATTTCGTGAAACACTTTTATCATAGGTTCCATCATAACTGTGACCATTATGCCCTGGTATTCATCTTTAGCTTCTACCAATACACTGAGGTTCTGATCCATTTATCATAAAAGTGTGTTTTTTTTGAGGGGTCATTACGCACCCGTTATCGTTTATATTTGGCTGCAGCCTTTTTCAGGTTCATTAGGGTTGGCATATCATATTCATCTTCTTGTTCTGGTTCTGGTTTTTTAACTTCCATTTTTTTTGACCTCTTCTGAATGTTCCAGGCAATATACATGCTATATGTATCAACTATAGAGGTTTCAAAACCACCATTTGAAAATTGGCGTCTTAAATACTCAGCTGCAACTGCTCTATCAAATGTTGGATACCCAAAAACAGTACTTGGAACAGTTAATATAGCACATTTATAACCCATTTCCGTGCTTAATTTTATTTTCCTACAAAACTGTTCATATATCTTCTGATAAATCTCTTTACGAATTCTTTTTCTCTCGTAATCAACTTTCTGAACATCGCTTACTCGCAACATCTCATAGTAGTGTCTTATCTTTCAAGAACTTTATTTCTTTGGTTCTCCCACGCAACTTTATCAAAATATTGACGGTTCAAAGCTGTTTTTTCTTTGATTATCTCATACTTTGTAAATTCACGACCAGTGCCATCTGTAACATATGGTGATACATTAGTTGGAGAATCAATACCCAAGGGTTGGGTTCTCGCACTTAATATCTGAGCGGTTCTGTAATCCGCATCAACGGTTACAGCAAAACCATAAGCAAATCCCTTGTTTCTAACACACATGAACATCACACGAACAACCTCCCTGAGTGGACCCTTAAATTGTTTTATCTCACTTGTCTCAATAATATAACAACAATCATCGATTTTTTCTTGAATGTATTTATTGGCATTCAAAATTATCTCTTGGAGGTGGTGGGGTCCAACTTTAACAGGAACCTCTTCCATCCCTGATGTGTTTGTAAGTTCATCGTTGATTAACAAATACTCAGCTTCCTTTTTGTGACCTGAAAGTCCAAACCGTTCAACAAATCCTTCCTTCTGGGTTATAAGAATTAACATCAGGATAATTAGAAAAAATATGAAAACATTCATTTTACTATTATGCGTTATTTTTTTTTACAATTAAAAAATAAACTAATACAAGAGATGTCTTGTATACTTGTATTCAGTCCCAAGTGTTCACATTGTAATGACTTGATTGCATATTTGAAAAAACATCCACACTTCACAAACCTGGTAAAGTATCATAATATCAATACACAAGGAATACCACAGAGTATGAAACAACATATAAAATCTGTCCCAACAATGTTTACAAAAAACGGTAAAGTATTAGTTGGAAAAGAAATTCAAAATTGGCTTAATTCTCTACTCCCAAACAAAGAATTAACAAACCATAATTTTCGTGGGGGATTTGGAAACTTTTCATCAATTGATGGGGAGGATGACACGGAAATAGGTTTTGATCTTGAAAACTATGGACAATCCCTCCAGCCAGCGATGACACCACAACTTGAAGCCCGAATATCACAGGATGTTAAGGATGCATATTCGGATGCTGAACCATCAAATCAATTAAAGATTTAAAGATATTTTTAATTAGATGAAGCTTACTACTATCCAAGCTTCAGCAATAAAATCTTGTTTTGAAGTTCTATCAGGAATACTTAACGACGTTAATATTTATTTCAAACCCGAGGGTGTTTTCATTACCACCCTAGATACAGCAAGAACATCCCTAATTGATTTAAGACTTTCAGCAGAAAATTTTGAAGAATATGAATGCGAGGAACCTATTGTTGCGGGTGTAAATATTTCAAATACTTTTAAACTTTTAAAGTCAATTACAAATAATGATATTCTAAAACTTTCTATTAACTCAAAAGAATTTATGAATATTGAAATTGTCAGTGAAAATAAAAAAACAAAAACAAATTTTCAACTCAAACTCTTGGATATTAACGAAAATATTTACGAAGTTCCAGAAATTCCAATGACAGTCACAACATCAGTTTCATCTGTAGATTTTCAAAGAATATGTAGGGACATGAGTAACATTGGCACAGACATATTTATAAAAAGAGTTGGAAATACAATATCCCTAGGTTGTTCTGGTGATTTCGCCAACCAAGAAACATCAATTGAATGTGTTGAAACAATTCAAAGTGAGTTGATTGGAGAATATTCACTGAGATACTTAAATATTTTCACAAAGGCAACAAGTATGTGCGCAATGGTGCAACTTATGCAAGAAGAAGAAAATAGATTTTTGGTTCTTAAATATAGTATTGCAAACCTAGGGGAATTAAGATTTTACTTGGCAACTAAAACAACTGAGTGAGCGGTATTGTAAGCCTTCACATTTCCCATAACATCACTAATTACCAAATATGGATACTCTTTCTTCATTGTATCCTTATCAAATGTAAACATATCCTGGATAAGAATACCTTTTCCGTAAAAGTTACTCTTAGGACCAGCGTACCTTTTTACCTTATCGGTGACATCCCTAACCGTTTCACAATTATCATTAACTAATTTAGCAGAAATTATTGGCATACATATACCAGTTTCATTTTCTTGAGGAGGCCACTCTTGGGAAACTCCATGAGACAAATATTTGTAAATACGATTATTGTAATAATATTTTGTGGTGACCACACATTTAATTACATTTTGGGGAATAGAATATTGGGAAATATCCTTTTTTGTTATATCAACAAAATGAGATGTGTTATAATGAGACCAATGTTGTGATTCATCATACCAAAAATCACTTGAAATAATATAGTCCTCATCTGGGTCTATTTCATATGACAAGGAACGATATATAATCTCATAGTTTTTGCGTTTGAATAAACAAACATATAATTCATAAGCCTTTAGAATAACAGGGGTTAAAAGTTTAATCAACATTATATATAATGGAAGGTAATTTTTTAAGTAGATACAATAACAAATTAGAAGATTTTGAAAAAAAGATTACCTGTGATCCTTCAAATAAATTAATGTATGAATCTGAAATGGCAGACTATATAATAAGGTGTATGCCTTATATGTCAAGACACGCTGAAGAACAAGATGAAAAAATTTCACATGATAATGTTTTTAATTGTAAAGAAACAAAAGGTCTAGACAGAAAAGATATTTATTTAGATTATCTCGCGGAAGTTGAAAACATGAATGTTGATAGAATAAGTATAAAAAAGAAAGAAGAATGTGATGATTGTAAAACTGGAAATCTTTTATACTTCTCCGAAACTACAGATGTTGTATGTGGAGATTGTGGTAAAGTTGTTGATGTTATGTTAAGTGAAGAACTTACATATAGAGAAGAACATGAATCAACTGAAAAAATAATTAATTATTCATACAAAAGAGAAAATCATTTTAATGAATGGTTGTCCCAATTCCAAGCACAAGAAATGACAAATATTCCACCAGAAGTTATTGACAATTTGAGAATAGAATTGAAAAAATTAAAAATTAAAAAATTAGAAGATATTACACATACTAAAATAAGAGGTCTTCTAAAAAAATTAAAATTAAACAAATATTATGAACATGTTCCATATATAACAAATATTCTTAATGGTATAAATGCTCCCAAGATGCCACAAGAATTAGAAGAGAGATTGAGAATTATGTTCAAAGATATTCAAGCTCCTTTCGAAAAACATTGCCCACCAGAAAGAAAAAACTTCCTTTCATACTCCTATGTCCTTTACAAATTTTGTGAACTCCTAGGGGAAGACGAATATCTTCAATATTTTCCATTGTTGAAATCAAAAGAAAAATTATACAACCAAGATGTGTTGTTTAAAAAAATATGTGAAGATTTAAAATGGGAATTTATACCAACAATTTAAAGAATAAATTACAATTTATTATAATGGATAAATATTTGTATGTGTTACGAGCTTCATGGTATCACTTTAGAAGAGGCTTTGAAACATTGTACGAAGGTTTCAAAGACCCAGATAAATTTTATAAAGAAGACAGAGAACAAACCGCACTATTGGCTAAACTATTCCCAATCATGGTTTATCTCACAATGAATCACAAACCATATGGGTGAGTATGAACCCATACATTACAAATCCATTTCTCACCATTTTTTACTGGTATACCACCGTGTATAGACTTGTCAGTAATTAAACCATAATTATCTAAATTATTAAACTTCAATACATCACCCGCTTGTAATTTATATTTTTTATTCAAAGTTGGAAAATCTGTTTCACCTCCCTCATAATCATCATTTAATGCTATGAGGAATGTGTATTTTCTTTTATTTTCACCCTCAAATGCATCGTTGTGGGGAATATAAAATCCACCTGGTTTGTATCTGACAACTTGGAGTTTTTCACAATTTTTAAGGGGTCTGTCGCATTTTTTCAAACAACGACGCATTACGCGCTCAACAATTGGATCGTCCTTGGGACATAAAAATGCAGTTTCACTTACCCTAACCTTATTATCAATCCTCCTATTTACACCCTCCTCAACCGTAGAAGTTTTTAATTTATCGCGAGCAACTTTCATGATATGCTCCCTCTCTTCTTCTGTAATCAATTCATCATACACCCTTGGTTTAACATATGTAGGAATTAGCATGTAAATAATAAATATTAATGCAAGCAATACGACTATAATCATACTATTACTATTACAAAAGATTATTTGTGAAAAGACCAATTGACTGAAAAATATGGAATAACACAGTTGTTATATCTCCTACTAATACTAAGCATTTCTTTACCAGTATAACTAATAAGTTTGGTTAATATATCATATATTTCTGGAAACTTATTTTTATCCAATACAAATTGTCGTAATAAATCTCCAGTTGTATCTACAAACATTGTCAAAACATTTCTAAAATCTCGTCTCTTTTCCCTGTCTCTCTCTTTTCTTT